TCGTTATAAGACTTTTGGTAATCGTATAGCATCTGGTAAAGTATCCGGTATGCGCGGTCCTATGACTGCTAAACAAAAGGCCGCACTAAAGAAAGCTCAAAAGGCTAGTGCGACTGCAAGACGTAAGAAATAACTTACGCATAGTTAGAGAGATATAATGGAAGAAATAGTATTACACGAGGGACAGTCAGACGTTATTAATGACTTATTCGTAGAACAGAGTTGTAGATACGCTGTTGTTAATGCTAGTCGTGGTTTCGGTAAATCATTCCTGGCGGCTACAGCGGCTATGGTTGCTGTGCAAGAGTTAATGGAATTAGATGCATCAGTACCTAATAAAAATGTTGCCATTGTAGCCCCTACTTATGCACAAGCAGTAGACATTTATTATCCGTTAATAGCATACATATTAGGTGCAGAACACTATGCTGAGAAGTCTAGTAGAGTAGCCGGAACATTCTGGTTCCCTAATAATGTTATATTAAAGATATGGTCTTATGAGGCATCTGAGAGGATGCGTGGTAGTGGCCAATACTTCGTAGTAGCTGACGAAGTGTGCTCATGGAAGGGTGCAGGAACAAGTCTTAAAGAGTCTTGGGAGTCTGTTATTCAACCATGTATAGCAACACGTTGGTCTAAGCAGAACGCAGACAAGTACGGAGCTAACCCCGGAAAGGCATTAATCATTAGTACTCCTATGGGATATAATTATTTCTATGAGATGTACAATAGACGCGATGCTGATAACCAGTGGAAAAGCTATCATTACACATATCACGATTCGCCTTATTTAGATAATGATGAAATCGAGAGAGTTAAGTTAACACTAGACCCGCTAAAGTTTGCCAGAGAGTATTCTGCATCTTTCGAGGACTCTGGTAACACAGTATTCTATACATTCAACAGAGATGAGCATATAGATAAAGACTTACCTTACTTTGAGAGTGGTGAAGATGTACATGTGGCTATTGACTTTAACGTGGGTATTATGGCATCTTGTGCTTTTGCTCTAAGAGGTAATCAAATACATATACTAGATGAGTTTCAAGGACACCCTGATACGGAAACCTTGGCGAGAAGTCTAGCAGACAAGTATAGAGGCCACAAAATTATTAGTTACCCAGACCCTTCTGGAAAAGCTAGAAAGTCCTCTGCAGCTGTAGGTAGAACAGACTTTAGCATATTACAAGCTGAAGGAATCTCTACTAGAGCACACAACAAGGCCCCACCTATCATTGATAGTGTAGCGGCTGTGAATAAAAAGTTTAAAAACGCTAATGGTGACATTGATATGTATATTCATCCTAGATGCAACAATACTATTAAGTCTATTGAGCGTACTGCTTGGGTAGAATCTAATCCTGATACAGCAACTATCTGTAAGAAAGAAGGTGTAGAACACTGGACTGATGGATTACGCTATGCTGTGGAATACTTATTCCCAGTTAGAGGCGGTACTAAAGTAACTACTAGAGGATTTGGATTTTGATTTATACAGACGATTGGTGTGTATTACATATACCAAGGACATCGGGTACTAATTTCAAGGCTAATGCTTTAATGAAGTATAACTACTCTGCGATTATGCCCCATAGTTCTCCTACTATTACTGACAGACTTAGTCAGCATAACCCTATATCTTCTTTTGATATGGGTAGTAGAGAGGTATATGCAGTAATAAGACACCCGTATACTAGAGCGTTAAGCCTGTATACTTATGCAGTCAATGACCCAGTATTTAAGGCTATGTTTAACAACACTAGCTTTAGAGACTTCTGGGAGCTAGATATATCAGAGTATTGTGATTGGTCACTTAAGACTCCACAATATGAATTTATAGATGATACAGTAACAACATTTAAGATGGAAGAGTCCCTTGGTGAGCTTTATAGCTTAACGAAGGTGATGCCCTTTAAACGTTATGTGAATAAATCTGTATCCAACATCAACGACTACAATAACAACAACAATAGAATACTTGTGGAAAGTATATTTAATGAAGACTACCACAGGTTCAATTATGAAAAAGGAATATAATCATGGCTTACATGAAAGGTCGCAAGACTAAGAAACAAATATCACAAGCTAAAGCTCTCAAAGACGCTAAAGCGTTGTCTAAAGGAATACAAGTAAAAGGCAAAGGCACAGTAAAGGCCAAGTCTAGAACTGTTAAGTCTGCGGCTAAACTAATGAAGGCTCCAGCTAGAAAAGTTAATACTTCTAAGAATAAAGCAAGAAGCAATAAGAAGAAGTCTGTAGCTCTAGCACGAACTACTTCTAAGACATCAGGATTGAAGTCTAGATTAAACAAAGGCATCAACAAACTTACTGGTTCTAAGACATCTTTATTGGCTAAACGTTCAGCGGTTAAGAAGAAAATTGGTAAAACATCTTCATCTATGTCTTCTTGGTCTGCTAAGAAGAAAGCGGCTATGCAGAAGCTTTGGAATGGTAACAAGAAATAATAGGAGCTACTATGTCTATACGAGCTAAACTATTAAGAAAAGCTATCGGCAAGAAAGTCGGTAAGACAGTAGGGAAGAAAGCAATGACCCCTGCTAGAAAGAAAGCTTTGGCTAAAGCTGTGAAGGCTTCAGCTATGAAAAGAAAAAAGGGCGGAGTCGGCAGTACAATTAAGACCAAATTGAGACTATCTGGAGGTAAGCCTAAAGCTTCTCTCGCTAAGAGAAAAGCAAAAGCAACTAAACGTAGTGCTAAGTATGAAGATAAGGCT